CGGCATCGAATGTGATTACGCTGGATTCGCCAAGCTTTATGCCGGTCGTGCTGGAAGAACATGATTTGGCTGCCGGTGTGGATTACCGTGAACAAGCCGAATCCATGTACGACGAGCGCGCCAAGGCAACACGCCGTGCGGTCAAGGGCGTGCAGCTGCGTCAGGAAATCGAAACTGCCGCCCTCCTGCAAAACAAATCGGCTTATCAGTCCGGTTTCAGCAAAGACTTGGCCGCCACCCAAAAATGGAGCGATAAAAACTCTGATCCGTTGGCAGACATCGAATCCGCCCGCGAGACTGTGCGCGCAGGCTGCGGCGTACGCCCGTCGGTGCTGGTGGTAGGTGCGAGCGTGCTGTCGGCACTGAAACGCCACGAGAAGCTCATCGGCGCACTGGGTGCTAATGAACGCAAGTCCCTGCTCACGGTCGAGCAGCTGAAAAACCTGCTGGAGCTGGACGACATCATCGTCGGCGAAGCGGTATCTACGCCTGCCGCCAATAAGGCCACTCAAGATATTTGGGGCAAATTCGCCAGCCTGATTGTGCGTCCGAATGCGGCTTCCGGCGGCAATGACGAGGGTGAGCCGAGCTTCGGTTATACCTTCCGCCGCCGCGGTATGCCGGTAGTCGACCGCTACGAAGAGGTTGGCGGCAAGGTGGAATACGCGCGCTATACCGACATCCGCAAAGCAGCGGTGGTCGGCGGTGCATGCGGTTTCTTGTTTGAAAACGCGGTTGCTTGACAGGTAAAAGCCGTCTGAAAGGCTTCAGACGGCCTGTGGAGAGAAAAAATGACTTTATTCGTGAAGTATGAAGATTTGGATGGGCGTATTGCCGAGGCGCGATACCACCGTGTCGAAGGAACGACTGCGACGGTGTGTACGGTCATTTTGCATTCCGGCTTTGTGGTCATCGGACAGTCTGCCTGCATTAATCCTGAAGTATTTGATGAAGAAGCAGGCCGTGAGTTTGCCTATCAGGAAGCCCTAAAAAAGTTGTGGGAACTGGAAGCCTACCGCGTCAAAGAAAATGCGCATGACGCGCAGGAAAAGGAGTCTTAAATGGCACAAACGAAACAAGTGGTCTTGGTAACCACAGTCAAAACATCAGGCAAGGTGGTCAAAAACCGCTTTGTGGATTTTGTCGGTAAACAGGCAGCCGCCGGTGTGAAAGTGCTGGGCACTGCTACTTTGGATGCGGATGCGGGCGAAATGTTGGCCGTCGATGTATTGGGTATCGCCTTAGTCGAGGCAGGCGGCACGATTGCCGTCGGCGACGAAGTGGCAGCCGATGCGCAAGGCGCGGCAGTTAAGGCGGCAGGTAATGCCAAGATTGCCGGTACGGCGCGCTCTGCAGCGACAGCGGCGGGCGAAGTCATCCAAGTATTTTTGAAAGGCTGATCATGGCTAAAGTTTATATCGCAAACACTCCGTTGATTTTGGAAGACACCCAAGGCAACCAATTTCGCGTCGAAGCCGGCGAAGCGGTCGAATTAACGGCGGAGCAGTATGAATCAGTCGCGGCACACGTTACCCCGACACTGACAACCGGCGAAGAACTGGATGCGCAACAAAATGACACCCCGCCGTCCGAAGATACGCCGTCAGATGATGCAGGCACTGCGGGCGAAGTTGAAAAGACGAAACGCGGTAAAAAACCGGCAGCAACCGAAGAGGCGGAGTAAGCCATGTATATCGGTGCGGATGATTTGACGGCCGCGATGGGCAAAATGGAGTTGGTGCAACTGACCAACGACAATGCGCGAGGGACGGAACCCGACGCTCAGGTCATTGAGTCGGCAGTGCGTTATGCCTGTGATTTGGTGGACGGATACCTGAGGGGCAGATATGTGCTGCCTTTGGCGGAAACGCCGACGGTGTTGCAGCCTTTATGCATCAACATTGCCCGCCATTTTCTGCACAGCCGCCGCATCAACCGCGCCGACTTTCCGAAACCGCTGGAAACCGCCTACAACGCGACTATTAAGACACTTGAGTCTATCCGCGACGGCAAAATCCATATCGGTATCGCCACATTGGATAAGCCGTCGCAACCTGAGCCGGGAGCGTATCACGTCCGAGCGCGCGACAAAATAGATTTGGGAGGCTACTGATGAGCGCGACACGTCCGATTATTGATGCGGTAGTAGAACATTTGCAGGCCGCTATCCCGTGGGTCAGCGTTGAAGCTTTCCCAGAGCGTCCGTCCGAGTACCAATTTATTCATCCCATCGGGGCAATCTTGGTCGGCTACGGCGGCAGTAAATTTGGCGAAATTGAGCAACTCGGTCGTATTGCTCAGCAGCGCAATGTCAGGCTAGTGTTGACGGTATTCGGCAGCAGCCTGAATACAGACGACGGTACGTTGGCAATTTTAGACGAAACGCGCCTTGCGATGGTCGGCTTCATCCCGCCCAACTGCCAGCCCTGCCACCTTATCAGCGAGGAATTTTTGAGCGAAGACGCAGGCGCGTGGCAGTATCAACTGGTTCTACAGACCGAAACGCAGCAGGTTGAAGTCTGCCGTGAAGAAAGACTGCCACTCTTCACTGCCGCTCGTTACCGACGACCTGATCAAGACCTTGAACCTGATTTGAAACCCCAAAAATAGGAGTATCCATTATGGCAGCAGCCTACCACCACGGCACGGAGACCATTCGCATCGACGGCGGCTCCAATCCCGTCTATACCGTTGACGGCGCAATTACCGCCATCGTCGGCACTGCGCCTGTTGGCGAAGTTAATGAGCTGATTGTGTGTCAAACCAAGAAAGACTTTGCCCGTTTCGGCGGGGAGCTGACCGGCAAAGGCTTCACCCTGCCGGATGCAGCCCATATCTGGACGCGCTACAACAGCGGCGTTGCCTATGTCGTCAACGTCTGTGACCCGGCCAAACACAAAACTGTCGTCAGTAATGAGGTTTTGACAGTCGATGCCAATACGCTAACTGCGAAAACCGCCAAACCCGGGTTGCAAAAAGGCTATACGGTTTCAGACGGCAATACCGTCCTGACCGAGAACGCCGGTTACAGCATCAACACGCTGACTGGCGAAATCGTATTCAAAACCAAACCGGCAACTCCAAAAATCAGCTACACCTACACTGACCCGACGAAAGTTACCGAAGCCGACATCGTCGGCGCATATGTCGCCGCTACCGGCAAGCGTACCGGCCTGGAGCTTTTGACCGAAGGCTTCAACCGTCAAGGTGCGGACGCCAAAATCATCATCGTACCGGAATATGACAAGACTGCTACCGCTCGTGCGGCAATGGAAGTCATGGCAACCAAGCTCAAAGCCATTGCCTATATTAATGCGCCGAAAAGCACGACCCTGAGTAAGGCCTTGGAAGGACGCGGTCCGTTGGGAAGCATCAATTTTCAAACCTCATCCGACCGCTGCCAGCTCTTTTACCCCTACGTCGTCGGTTTGCTGGATTTAGAAAGTCTTGCCACCCATGCAGCAGGTCTTCGCATGAAAACCGATGTGGAACAAGGCTACTGGTACAGTATCTCCAACCGCGAGCTCTTGGGCGTAACGGGTGTGGAAATCGGTCTGACCGCCCGTGCGGACGACCCGCAGTCCGAAACCAACCGTCTGAATGAAAAAGGCATTACGACTGTATTCAATAGCTATGGTACGGGCTATCGTATGTGGGGCAACCGCCTTGCCTGCTTCCCGACTACATCGCATATTAAAAATTTCGAAGTGGCACAACGTACCGGCGACATTATTGACGAGTCTATCCGTCGTGCTGAGCTGCAATATGTCGACAAACCGATTGATGATGCATTAATCGACAGTTTGATTGAGACGGTTCGTACTTATTTGGGTACGCTGCCCTCCATCGTAGGTTTCTCGGTTGGTTTGGACTATGACTACGACCTTCCAGATGCATTCAGTAAAGGTCAAGTGCCGATTGTTTACGACTACACGCCTAAACTGCCAGCCGAGCGTCTGACTAATGCCAGCGTGATGACCCGCAAATATCTTGTCAATCTGGTATCGGCCAACTAAGGTCGTCTGAAAAGGAAGAAATATGTCTGCAATCAATGCAATCTACAATGCCAACATCTATATCGACGGTAACAGCCTTTTGGGTAATGCTTCCGAGTTTAAGCTGCCTGAGTTTGAGTTTGGTCAGGACGATCATACCGGTCTGGGTATGGTCGGTACCATCAAACTGCCAAACGGCGTTGAAGCCCTGGAAGGCGAAGTTACTTGGAACAGCTTTTATCCTGAGGTGGCGAAGAAGGCATCCAACCCATTCAAGGCCGTGCAACTGATGGTGCGCGGTAACCTGCAAACCTTTAATGCAGCAGGTTTGGCGGAAGAAGTCCCTATTGTTACCACGGTAACAGCGATGTTTTCAAAAAACGCTTTAGGTGGCTACAAGCCGAAGGAAAAGGCAGAATTTAGTTCAACCTACCAGGCAACAGAAGTCCGCCAAGTCGTCGGTGGTCGCGAAGTGCTGTACTACAACGCGTTCAAAAACATCTACCGCGTGGACGGTCAGGACGTTTTGAACCAAATGCGTAAAAACATTGGCGTTTAATCTTTAAATCGGATTAAAAGCCGTTTCAGACGACCTTTGGAATAATCACCGTATCTTTACCGATACGGTGATTTTTTTATTTTTGGAGAACGAAATGAACGAAGCAAAACAAATGCAGGCGGATTTGGGTGTGCATACCGTTGTGAAATTGAAATATCCGGTCAAACTGGCGACAGGTCAGATGTTGGAACAGGTAACGCTTCGCCGCTTGTGCGTGGGTGATTTGCGCGCCGTCTCGC